TCTCATCTATGTAGTTATCCAACAATGTCAGAGTGTCTTCGGTTTCCAGTACCGCATCACCATTCTCTAGTTCCACACTCAAATCTTCAATAATTTTGAGATCAGCGAGACCTATATCTTGGAGTTGTCTTACTGCATAATCGAACTTAGCATAATCACCTTTGTCTTCGACAATTAGTTTGACGAATGATCCTTTAATTTCGTCTGCACTCGGTATGCTAACTCCACCATTATAATACAACTTATGAAAAGTGTCAAAGGGATTTCTGTAAAAAGTAGTTTTAAGAGTTTCTGTGTCAAAGACATGGAATCCTCTTTTACTTCCGTAGTCATTCCAATAAAGTTGATAAGGGTTACCTAGGTAATGTATATTATCATTATTAGATTTCATGTGATAGTGTCCACTGAACACTTTCTTAAACTTATTGAATGTAGATGGGTCCATGCCATTAAACATCATATGACCTGGATGTGCTTCAAACCCATTAAGCTCAAGGTGACCCATAGCGACACTAGCAGAACTTTCTGCAACAGCACGAAGAGATTTCTCTCGGTTATCGTCACAAATCCAAGGTAAAAGAAGTATAGAAAGACCACCAATAGTAATGGTAGTGGGATCGGTGTAGACTGTAATGTTTCCATACCCCTCAAGTAATTCACTTGGGGCATTAACTCGTAGAGTGTTTTTGTAGTAGATATCATGGTTTCCTACAAGCATATGCATCTTCACACCCATCTCTTCTAGAGGGGTAAACCACATGTCCTTTGCTGCTTCTAGAGACATGAAGTTAATTGACCTACGTTTATCAAACGTATCGCCTAGACACAACACAGTATCAATACCAGACGCTTTGATAAAAGGAACTACGATCTTGCCGTAAAATTTCTTGTAATGTTCTATGAAATGTATGTTGTCGTTCCTGACACCAAAATGCTGGTCTGTAATCAACAGAACTTTCATCGTTTAGAATTCATTTCAACACGGGACTTAATATGATTATAATCTGTATTTGTGTCTCCGTCAACCGTGAAGACATGATCGTAACCAGACTTCTCTAGAATCTTATCTTTAATATCCATCTGTCTTTTTTCTTTTGCGATCCTCCTCAAAAATGCATAGTATACAATCTGAGTAAAATATGCAAAGGGGTTTCTACTCTTAGCAGGATCGAAGTTATCAATATATTGAATACAGTTCTCGATACCATCGCAAACCATATCATCCTTATACATGTAGTTGATAAAGTTTGGTCTATATGATAGGTGGGTTGCAATCTTCAGGAAACAACCACCAATATAATTATTGACGCGAGGTTTCGGCAGACCTTTTGCCTTGGCAAGATCAACTTTTTCCTTGTACTTTACAATAGCAGCAAGAAACTCTTGGTTGTCAACATAATGTTGTTTTTTCTTAGGTGCCGATTTCGATTTCATATCGTATTTGCTTTGTTTATATTATAACATACTTGACAGGTATGTCAATTACATGTACAATAACCATGTAAGGGTTCAAGAGTCATATAGCTTCTCAAATAAAGCACGAGCTTCATTAATTTTACCTAGATACCCAGCAGTCTTTTTGATGTCTGCCTGGTTCTGGGTCATTTTTCTGTTGGCGATATCTTCTCCTAAGATGTATGCTTCATACATCAAGGTAACATCTCTACTCATAGACGCGACGGTCAGAATATCTTTCTCTCTTAAGATAAAGAAATCTTCATCTGACATTTGCATCCATCGGGTGAAACCCATGCCGCGAACGACTTTATGCTCACCTATTTCTTTTGTTACTGCATGTACTGCTACAGGATCCTGTAAAAATACAAGCGACTCTCCATGGTCTTCAGTCAAAACTGCTTTGCCGAGAATCTCTTCTCCACTAACAAGTTTGAAGATACCATGAAATTCTTCATCGTGTTTTGCGTAACTAATCATAAGCTTTTACTTTTACGTCTATGATTTCATAATTAAAATTTTCTTCATTATATACTTTGACTCTTTCCATTAGATGATTGAGAGTATAGTTATTACCCCTATCAGTGGAAATATCATCAGCAATATCATAAAGTGTTGCTTGTGACTTATTTTGTCCTTTCCTTAGAACTCGACCAATTGATTGTAGGTTACGAACTCTGGACTTAGAAGGAGAGGCAAAAATAACGTTGTGTAATCTTTTGATGTTAATACCTGTTGAGAATGTCCCGTAAGATGCAACGATGATTGCATTATCAGAGGATTCAGTTAAACGCCTTACCTCTTCTCTATCATCAACATCGACACCACCATGTACAAAAAATACAGGTCTGTCTGTACCACTATTTATCAAGTTGTAAAGAGGTAGTCCATGTCGTTCTACATAGTTGAAGAGAACAAGCGTGTTACCCTTTAGATCTCGCGCAAGATTACGGATAAACTTGTTCCTACCTTCGTGTTCTACAAGGTAACCGATCTCATCTTGGTATCCTTCAAAGAGTTGTTCTTCATGTTTTAAGAGAACAATCTTAACTTTGAGTTTAGCGATATGACCCGCTTCCATAAGTTTCTTTGTTCTGGTAACCTGTGAGCATCTACCGAACACTCCTTCAAGGACCAATTGATTTACATTTGCACCATCTAGCGTACCCGTAAATCCAATACGATATTTACACTCATGCAACTTACTCATCAAGGAAGTCAAAGATTTAGCTTTGAATTGGTGCGCCTCGTCACCGATCACAACATCAAACCTGTCAAACCACTTTCTAGGTTCCTTGTAAATAGACTGCCAAGTGGTAATTATCACGCTATGTTCCGTGTATTTGTCTTGCCCCGCATATATTTTGTGGCAGTCTTTGGTAGCCATCCATCCGTATTCTTCAAAGTCTTTGTACATCTGCTCGACGAGAGAAGTAGTCGGCACCACGATTAATACATTTCTCCCGACATTAGTATGGAATCGAACCAATGCATAAATCATTAACGATTTGCCTGATGCTGTGGGCGACAGGAGCAACCTTCTATTATGCTTCAGTGCTTCGTAGATCGCTTTATATTGATAGTCCCGTACCTTCAGACTCGGGGGTAGGCGCAGTGATTTTACAAAACCTACAACCGACTTGGGAGTAATCATAGGGTTGTCCGCTAACGGATGACCAAAATATTTGTCATCTTCTACTGTGTATCGGTATCCTTTCTTCTCTGCCCAATCTAAAAGATATTCAATGAGACCACAATAGATCTCACCTGTTGCTGGTGAATATAAACGAATCTTTCCATCCCATCCTCTGTACCTTCTAGTCTTCTGCATATACTTAGCAGACTCTACTTCAAAAGTAAAAAAGTCTGCTAACTCATAATGAAGATGAGACTCCGCCTCAACTTTGAGATATACTTCATTCTTCTTACGAATAAGGAGGTCCATAAAACCATGCTACAAAAGATTCACGTTGTCCTGAAGTGATAGGGCGAACCCTGTGCCATTGATCACCTTGGAAAAAAATAGCAGACCCAGATTTCAACTTGAATGTTCGGAATCTTGGATCTGTCTCTGGTTTATATATCTCCAAATCAAACTCGCCTCCTTCGTAGTCGTCATTTAGGAAGAGAGTCATACTTATTTTTCTTACTAATCCTTTTACTGGATGAGGATGCTGATCTACATGCCAGTCATAAAAATCCCCTACACCGTACTTGCCATACTGTACTGCTTCCATACCAGTAATATTCAAGTTCCAACGTGCTTGTTTATTAACTGATTTCACCATACGCAAAAGCATGGATAGAAGTTCTCTGTCTCCCACCCATGCTATCTCTGAACTTCTATTGTCTTGTATTCCGTTATGAACGTGTCCTCTAGACCAATTATGATTCTCTGAAACTACTCTGTTGACAATTTGCATTGCCGCTCTGTTGAATACAACTTCTTTGTAGTAGAGACCGTAGTTCATTAGAATCCATTCTTAAATTTTTCCCATTCAATTGCATTCTTGATTTGGAAGTTGCGGTTGTTGATCATCCGCAAGACACCTTCAAGAAAATTTAGAACTGTCTCTATGTAGTCAATCTTGTATTGTAGTTTAACTACATCCTCATCAGCATCAATAAACATAGAGATCTCTTCTTTAGTAGTAAGTTTGAGATCAAACGGCATCTCTTTATACTTCTGGGCAGGTGCCTTACCCTTGTAATATAACCATTTCTCTTTCGTCATTCGACGCATCTCCAACTCACGTTCTTTCTTCATCAGTGAGAAGG